GATGCTGAAATTGAAGTTGCGCTTTTGGTGGCGTCCGAATGGATTGATGCGCGTTACCGATCACAGTTCCAGGGATGGAAAACAGCCGAACGCGAACAGTTGCGCGAATGGCCGCGCCGTGGTCATGTTGATTATTATGGTTATTTGATTGAAGATGATCAAATTCCGCGTGAAATTGAAAATGCAGTTTATGAAATCGCCTTGCGGCATTTGAATTCACCTGGTGTTCTTTCGATTGATTACACGCCAAGCGTTTATGATACTGTTTCGGTTGATGGTGCGGTTTCTGCAAAGTTCGCAAAATTCGGTTCAGCTTCAGAAATTCAAACGCAATTCAAAACTGTTGCTGAAATTCTTTCGGGTTTGCTGTCTGCAAAAGGTTCATCTGGAAATTTAACCGGTTCATCAGTTCGCACATAAGAAAACCGCCCGCATCAATTAAGTTGCGGGCGGTCACATGAACAGTTCGAACCTAGTTCATTCTTATTTGTCGCGGAACACGCGAACAGATGCACCATCAGGGTCTTTTTTCGGGTCACAACTGGAAGCAAAGAAATGCTTATCAACGTTCATCACCGGCTTGTCAGTTGGAACCTGGGTAACAGTTCCATCAGCACCTTTCAGGTCTTTCATTTCAAAAACAGTGTTGCCGTTTTCATCTTGCTTTTCGGCGCGATGTTTGCGGTTCTGGTTGGAAATGATGGAAGCCATGCCAGCGGCGGTTTTGTTGGTGACACCAAACGATTGACCAACTTCAAGTTTTTCAAACGGGTAAAGAGATTTGGAACCGCGCTTGCTGACTTTCTTGGGCATTTCAACTTCACCGGTGATGGTTGTCAGTTCGGGCGCAATGCGCTTGGTTGTTTCGGCTTTCGCGGCAACGGGTGCGGCGGGTGCCTTGGGTGCAATGGGCTTGGTTGTTTCAGCTTTCGCGGCAACGGGTGCGGCGGGTGCCTTGGGTGCAATGGGCGGTGCTTTGGGTGCTTCGGGTGCTTTTGCCATTGTTCTTTTCCTTTTCAGAGTTGGTTTTCAGGGTTACGTTTTCGATAGAACCGTGATACCTGTTGTGAAACATGCGGTCAACCGTCAAAATGAAGAAAAGGAAAGAAAATGTCTTTTTACGATGATATGCAAGCGGTTGCCGCAAACATTCTTAAAGATTTCAAACAAGGTGTTATAAAGTATGTTGACATTACACCAGGAACCGGCCCTGATGATGAACCTGGTGATCCAACTGAAACATTTTTCACGTTAGACGCGGCGGCGCGCGGTGTTAAATTTAAGTACGTCCAGAATGGTCTTGCTGTTGCCGGTGATCTTCAAGTTACCGCATCTGTTCCGGCAACAAATGAAGCGGGCGCGGTTGTATCACTCACGCCAAACATGAACGGTTTCATTGAAGTTGATGACGAACGTTATAAAATTGTTCAAATTTTACCAAAACCTTCAGCCGGAACAACTGTTGCGTTTGTTTTCATTGTAAGGAACTAATTCATGGCCCGTAAAAAATCGTTTGAACAACTGTTTGAAGAATTGGTTGAACGTTTCATTCCAGAAATCGCCAATGCCTTCAGGGCTGGAATTGCTGATGTTGTTGATCGGGCGATTTTGCGCGATGTTGTGCGCGCGATTGAACTAGGTGATGCGGAACGCGCCTTTAAGGTGTTAGGCTATTCTGAAGCCGCTATGCGCCCGCTCACCGCAAGCCTGGAACGCGCCTTTGAAGCGGGCGGTGTGACCGTGGGTCAAACGTTTCCGCGCCGCCTGGTGACACCTTCAGGGCCAACCGTTTACCGCTTTGATGTTCGGAACAGCCGCGCGGAAAAATGGTTGCGTGAAACGTCTGCAAGCATGGTCACAAACATCGGTGAAGGAACCCGCGTTTCAGTTCGTAATGTGATTTCTGAAGGTGTTCGGGATGGGCGCAACCCGCGAAACATTGCGCTTGATATTGTTGGACGGGTGAACAGAAAAACCGGTTTGCGTGAAGGTGGAATTGTTGGTTTGAATTCATCGCAAGAACGCGCGGTTGCAGCGATGCGGCGCGATCTTGAAAACCTTGATCCGAATTATTTCACCAGAACGCGCCGCGCAACCAGGTTTGATGACATTATTCAAGAAATGTTTGATGGTGGAAAAGTTGATGCTGAAACCATCAATAAAATGACCGGTCAATATAAAAACAATCTTTTACAATTGCGCGGTGAAACGATTGCGCGCGATGGTGCAATTGAAGCGTTGAACCGTTCTGAATATGAAGCGTTGAAACAGGCGCAAGAATTAGGTGCAATGGGAAAAAATGGCGTCACGCGCGCTTGGGATAGTTCCGGCCCTGATGGGCGCACCCGTCCAAGTCATTTGGCGATGGATGGAACAATTGTGGGTTTGGATGAACCGTTTGTTTTTCCAAACGGTGTTACAATGATGCACCCGCAAGACCGATCACTTGCGGGTGCAAACAATGCAAAAGACTTGGCAAAAGAAATAATCAATTGCCGTTGTCGCGTTCGCACTATTGTTGATTGGCTTTCTGATCTTGATTAAAGAAAACCGAATGTGTCAAAGGAAAGTTTTGCGCTGAAAGTTCATGCAAGCTTTTTGCAACTTCAGTTGCTTCAAGTTGCGTTCCATGCCCTGCCCTAAGATCAATTGCAAAAAGCCAATCACGCAAATTACCGTTGAAATACATTTTTGTTGGCGTCATGCCTTCAGGTAAAATATTGCGCGCAAGTTCTTTTGCAAGCTTTCGTTTCATTGCTTCTTTATACCGCAATGAAACAAGTTCTGAAATTTCGGTTTGAACATCATTCCACCAACCGATAAGTTCTTGATCATCGGTTTGATTTGATGCTTGGCGGTTTGTTTCATGCTGCAACCGCGCTTCAGTGAAAACAAAGTTTCCAAGCTTTCCAGGTTCTTCATAACGTTGCGAAAATTCTTGCGGGCGCGGATTATGGCGCAACCATTGCCGCCCGATGGTTCGCGTTGTGTTTATTTCAACACACATGCTAACCATTTCAAACGGCGACCAATGTTTATTTTTGATCAAATATGAAATCAATGTTCCTGGTTCTTTCGATTGGTTTTCAGGGTTGGAAACGCGGGCGATGTAACAAAGAAGTTCTTCAGCGTCCGGTGTTACCCATATCAGTTTTGCATCATGCATTTTTTCTTTTCAAATCCTTATGATGTGTTATAGTTCGGAAAAATCTTAACAGATGACCAACGCAAAGACAAGATGGAATTTCACAACATGGTCAAGAAATTTTCAGCGCAAGTTGGTGACATAGTTTCAAAAACTGAAAAACGATTGATTGCACTTGCGCGGCAATCAACTCAAGAACTTGTTGACCAGGCACAAACACCAGTTGCGAAAGGTGGAAAGATGCGGGTTGATACCGGTTTCTTGCGGGCGTCTGGTCAAATGTCATTGAACGGAATGCCAACCGGCCCTGTTCGCCCTGATACCGATCAAGAACAATACAGTTGGCAACAAACAACCGTGATCACAACACTTGCGAAATTGAAACTAGGTGGCGCGGCGTTCTTTGGTTGGACGGCGAATTATGCGAAATATCGTGAAGCGTATGATGGTTTTCTTGAAACAGCCGTTCAAAATTGGCCCGCGATTGTTGACAAAGTAACAAATCAAATAAAATCAAGGGTTAAATAAATGTCTAATGAACTGGTAATTAGAACTTTTCAAGACGCGGTTAAAGAAGCTGTTGCAGATAGCAACACACCAACATTGCCGATCAAGTTCAAAGGGCGAACATTCAAACCGCCAAAAGATCAACAATATGTTGAAATTGTTTTTATTCCAAACAATCCAGATGGTTTATTTTGGGGTTCTGAAAAACTGTATCAGGGAATTTTTCGTTTAATTTTTCATTGGCCTAACGATGACAAAGGAATTTATGAACCTTTAGATGTAATTGAAAGCATATCTTCATATTTTACAAAACAAAGAAAGCTTTTATATTTCACAACATCAACTTGGGATAATGGGCAAATTTGGGATAATGGGCAAATTTGGTTGAATGATGTTGGGTTTGACGTTTTTGCGCTGAACATATATGAAGAACCTAAATTATTGAGTGATATTGAGGCTGGTAAAGAAACGCTTTACCCTGTATCAATGGCTTACCGTAGTTTTCGCCCATGACTGAAAAGGAACAAGGCAATGAAACGATTTCTAACCATGACACCAACCCTTTTGACAATGGGCGTTCAACCGGCCCTGGCGTTCGCCAACACCAATGCGGCAGCAACGCTTTGGATTGGTGTAATTACCGCTGATGACGGTGAAGTTCCGCTTGCTGAAGATGCCGATCTTGATCTTGCCGGATATGAAGCACTGTTTTGGACGCAAATCAAAGCGGTTGGTTCGCATGGTGAAGTTGGCCCGTCCACAAATATTCTTTCTTATGACACTTGGGATACAAGCGTTATTCAGAAAGCAAAAGGGATGACTGATGCCGGTTCGCCTGAAATTGAACTTGCGCGTTTGCCCGCTGATCCTGGTCAAATTGCTTTGCGCGCTGCATCGCTTTTGAACAACAAATTTGCGTTCAAAATTGTTCGCAATGATGCGCCCGCTGGCGGAACGCCAACCATCATTTACAACCGTGGTTTGGTCACTGGTCCGCGCCGCCCGATGGGCCGGAATGAAGATTTTGATCTTGAAATCTTTACGCTTGGTTTGCAGCAACTTGAAATTGTTGATGACGCTGCATCGGCGTAAAAAAATCGAAACCCCAAACTGAAGAAAGAAACCCCAAAATGAACGATATTACAAACATCGCACCAAAAGAACAAACGATTGAAATTCTTCATCCAAGTTCTGATGAACCGGTTGGAATTCGCGTTTCGCTAATGTCACCAGATGATCCGCGCATGAAAACCATCAAACGCAAGATCACCGATTTCAATTTGCAAAAGCAAAAGCGCGGCAAAGTGATGAAAGCGATTGAAGTTGAAGATAACGAAATTGCTTTGATCGGCGCAACCTTGACCGGTTGGGAATGGTACGGCGATGATGTTTCATTTAAAGGCGAAAAGCCTGAATTCAATCCGAAAAACGTTGTGGCTGTTCTGAAAGAAATCACATGGTTCAAAAAGCAATTGACCGATGAACTTGATGATACCAAGGGTTTTTTTTAGACCTATCGCAAGAACTTTGTGAAGCAATTCGCGTTCGCGTCCGGTATGATACCAAAGATGAAAACGGTAAAACCAGGCGCGAACGCAATGAAGATTTTGATCAAGATGATCTAACACCAGAAATAAATATTCCAGAACACGGCGAATATTTATTTGAATGGTATTTTGAACTTTCAAACAAATTATTGCGCGTTTCAGATGGGGTTTGTTTACCAATTCCACCATCTGAATTCTTGGCTTGGGTGACATTAACGGGAAATGTTGTGCGCCCGTCCGAATATGATATACTGTCGGAAATGGATCAAGCCTTTTGCGCCGAAATGAATTCTGAATTGAAAGATTTTCAAGATCGGCAAAAAGACAAGGCAAATAAAAAGTAAAGGCGCGGGCAAAAATGGTTGATATTGCTGAAGTTGGTTTTCGCGCTGATACCGATGATCTTGACCGCGCAAATAAAAAACTGAAAGATTTAAGACCTTCAGCCGAACGGGTTGAAGGTGCTGCTGATGATCTAAACAGAACAATGACAAGAACAAACAGCGTTCTTGGTCGCGTTGCAAATGGTGCAACAACAACAACATCTGTTTTCGGTCGGCTTTCAAATGGTGCAAGAACTTTAACATCTGGTTTAATGGGAATTGCAACCGGTGTTATTGCCGGTTTTGCATTTGAAAGCATGATTTCCGGCGCGCGGGAATTGTCTGCATCGCTTTCGGAACTTGCAACCCTGTTACCGGCTGGATCTGCTGAACTGGACGCCATGCGTGAAGCCGCAAGGGCTATGGCTGATGAATTCGGCACAAGTGCAGCATTCCAGATTAAAGCGTTCTATGGGGCTGTTTCAGCGGGTGCAACCGATGCGGCGGCGGCGATTGATATTGTTGACACCGCGAACAAGCTTGCGATTGGTGGCATAACTGATGTTGGAACCGGTGTTGATATTCTGACAACCGCAACCAATGCATATGCGTCAACCGGATTGCTTGCGGCTGATGCATCTGATGCTTTGTTTACAGGTATGCGCGCCGGTAAAACAACGGTTGGTGAACTTGCTTCAGGTCTTGGCAACGTTATTCCAATCGCGGCTTCACTTGGTGTTGAATTTGATGAACTGGTTGCAG